GCTAACAATGGAGGGCGGAGTTCCTCAAAGTGGTCTGTATTTAAATACAGAAAATGACTACTACCTACAGCCCAGCTCGGACAATACTATAAAGCAAGTTTATGTAACTTACAAAAAGAAGCTGGATATAGATTTGCAATCAGATGGAGCAGCAACTCAAGAAGTTCCTTCGGAGTTTGTGGAATACATGGCTCACCTAGCTGCATATACTTGGCAAAGAAGTGTAGAACAAAACGCAAGTCAACAAAACTTCACACTATCTTTGAGCTTAGTAAACTCAATCTTAGAAGACCAGCTAGCAAAAATTTCCGATCAAGATATCGCAAACTCGTATATTGTAAAAAATGTGCGAACTAACTACAACCAACTAATAATATAATCATGTCAACTCCTGCAATAACCGAACAAAGTTTAGGCAAGCGTGGTAGCACAGTAATTACTGGAGGTCCAGTCACTGGGAGCTTTGCAATTATCGTTGCTGGTCCAAGTGGAGCTACTTTGGATGCTATTACTTGCTCAAATAAGACTGGAGCTAGCAACTTAGTGGGAACTCTTCCTGCTGGATATACTAGCTATGGTAACTTCACAAGCATTACTGTATCCGCTGGCTCAATCGAAGCATATAACGCTTAATTCAATGAAAATGTCACTAGCACTTAGTATGTCTGTTACTGATACTATTGTCGTAGTGTCTCAAAATGTAACTCCATAAATAATATAAGATGCCCTCAAATTTTAAAGTTTCATCCGACATTGATACTCTTCTTCGCAAATCCACCAAGGAGGAGGCAGCTGCATTCTTGGGCTTAGAAGACACGAAGGCTCAGTGGGGACAAATTACTGGGACTTTAACTACTCAAACTGATTTGGTTAATGCTTTGGCGTTAAAAGCACCAATTGCTTCACCGACATTTACTGGGACTGTAGAAACTCCAGAATTAATTGTAGGAAGTTCGGGGGGTGATCGTTTAGAAGTTGATCTTTCTGGTAGCACTATAAGATTCGCTGGTAAAGATAGTGCAGGCACAGGTGTTGGAAATTTTTTAACAGCACATGTTAATGGGACTCCAAGCGATAATATTGGTATAGATGCTGCCCTTGGCACGCTTACTTTAAATGCAGATGCAGGAGTAACAGTCTTTGATGATATTACTTTAAAAGACACTGCTACATTTGAATCTACAGTTGAATTTGAAGATACAACTGAATTTAAAGATGATATTACTGTTAGCAATGGTGGTATAACTTTGGATGATACTGGTTTAGAAATTACTAGCAGTAGCGGAGAGTTAACAGTTGGAACCAGTGGAATGACCATAAAAGAGGATTCCATTGAACACAGCAGTCAAATAGCTATTAAGTTAGCTTCGGATGAAAGAAATTTAAAAGATTTAAATGGTGCAACAGTTTTAGATTTTGCTTCAAAAACTGGAGCTAAATTTGGTGAAAGCGATGCAAAGCTGGGTATCAGAAAAACACCAACTGCGGCACTAGATGTAGGCGGAACAATAAAAGCAGATTCCCTAAATGTTAATGCTAAAGTTTTTTATGTAGATGGCACTGACGATTACATACAAGCCGAAAAATACGGAGAAGGAACATTTGCGGCTATTACAGGATCAGAAAATCAACCCAAGACAACTCCAGCATTTGGCAATAACGGCAAGGTCGTAGAGAAAACTTTTATTAAAACACTTAAACTTCAAGGCACTGGGTTTACTGGACTAGGAACTCCTGTTCAAATTGTTCCTGCAGCTGGAACAGGAAAATATAATGTTCCTCTTGAGATGACTGTTTTTAATGATTATGGAACAAGGGCAGGAGAATGGGGTAGTCAAGGATCACAGGCTTCAATTCAAATTGGAACTTTTCAAAACTCTGATAATACAGGAAATTTTGCACCATTCTTAACGCTACCAGTTTCAACTGCTGAAAACACAGGGGACTGGCTGTCGCACAAAACTTTTAGAAACATTGAATCCAAACAATTTGCAAATAGAGATATAGTTCTCAAGGGATTAAATTACCCTAGCTCTGAAGCCAACTCTCCAGATGGAGAATGGTATATTCGTGTTGAATACATGGTTATTGGGGAATCAGCAGGGTTTGAAAATAATGTAGATCAAACTGTGGGAACAGCTTTTTAATGATGGAAACAATGCTTAGAGGAACAGTGGGATCAACTGGATTTTTTGCCTGTATGGGACTGCAAAGTATTAACAGTGCAGTCAGTTTGATTGTTGGTGTAATGACCTTTGTATTTTTGGGACTTTCAATCTATAAATTAATTAAAGAACTCAAATGACTACTGAACTTATAGCTATGCTGGGCGGAGGTGCTTCTGGCTTTGTATTTAAATTGATTGGGCAGTTGGTTGCCAATCAGCAAAATACTGTAGATGCCATGATCAAGAAACAGGCAGCTGCGGACGAAAGCCACCAGAAAGCCGCTACAAGGGGCGGAGAGTGGGTCAGGCGAGTCATCGTATGCACTGTCCTGTTTGCGGTCGTTGTAGCCCCCTTTTTGTTGGCTCACAGCCCAGAAGGAGTCACAGTGGGACAAGAGACATCTCACTTCTTTGGATTATTTAAGGGAATCAAGTATCAAACTCTAAATGGCTACTTGATTTTGCCTGAAGTTCGTCAAACAGTTTTGGCTATTGTTGGATTTTATTTTGGGTCATCAACTATTAAATGAATGAAATTCTTCAAGTCATATCAGCCATTACTCCAGTTCTAATCGCCATTATCACATTAATTATTGTATTAGCCAGAATGCACTACAATCTTGAATCTCTAGCAGAAAAAGTAAAAGTTCTGTTTGATTTTCACAACAAGAGAAAAAAATGAAAATGAAATGTTTTATCTGCAAAACTAAAGACAAAGTATTTTACTTTGTAAAATCATTCACCCTAAAATTAATCACTAAAATAAGGAAATAATTATGCCACGAGGAAAAGGAACATATGGAAGTAAAGTCGGTCGTCCACCTAAAAAGGGAGGAACTGGCAGAATGGGTTCAAAGGGCAAAAAAGGAAAGTGCAAGTAATGCACAAAAAGCTAATCACAGTTGCCAAAAAACTTGAAAAAGCATCAAAGGCACACGCTGGTCAGGCTAGAACACTTAGGTCTCTTGCAAGAAAAAAAGCAGGAAGTAGGAGAAAGAAATAATGCCCAAGGATGCTTGCTATAAAAAGGTAAAAGCTAGGTATAAGGTTTTTCCCTCTGCCTATGCATCTGGTGCTATTGCTAAATGCAGAAAGGTAGGAGCTGCAAATTGGGGAAACAAGAAGACCAAAGCAAAACGCAGGAAGTAGATGGCAGTCAGAAAGACAGCAAAAGGACTAGCCCTAAAAAGGTGGTTCAAGGAGAACTGGATAGATGTTCGATCTGGGAAGCCCTGCGGCAGACGCAAGGGAGAAAAGCGAGGAACGCCCTATTGCAGACCATCGAAGCGTGTAAGCTCAAAGACCCCTGCCACTGCTGGAGAGCTGACCTCCGCAGAAAAGCGTTCAAGGATATCACAAAAGAAAAAGCTAGGACAGCCAGCTGGAAAGCCCAGAAGGGTAAAATCAGTTAGAAGAAAGAAATGAGTCTAGGTAACACCAGTCTTCACCAGCAGGGTGATATACCAGAAGTTGTAAAGCTACCCAATGATCGCATTAGGGTTGTTCGTCGTTTTCAAAAGTTTACCAGAGAAGATGTAGATAATTCAAATCTGGGTTCTCTTATGGGAGACTTTGGTGCGTTGGACACAACTGGTGAACAAATATCTGGACAGGGGTATACTGATTGCAGACTTATTTCTGTTGAAGTTGATACTCGTTTTAATTCTCTTTCAAATGCTGATAATGCAGTTCTAACAAAAACCTACGAAACTCTTACATCTAGTTTTGTTGAGATAAGTGATCCCACTGTTGAAATAGCAGAGAGTGGGCTAAAAAAGATAACTAAAGTTTATCGTGCTGTATCTGGAACTACTAGCTCAAACACAGTGGGAACTACAGAACTCGCTACTGGTGAATTACTTGCGAGTTCCAAAATAGAAGACAATACTGCATTCGCAGAGCTAACAGAGGTATATCTTGAGACTGGTCTAATTAGTGAAACAACTGAAGATGCTCCAAGAGAGTTTTCTCAGGTAGTTAAAATTACAAATGTTTCTACTGGAAAAACCCCTACAGTTCCAGCTGGAAGGTTGATCTTTTCAAGGGACGAAGATGCTAATGGATTCAAAACATACACCAGAGTTACTTTAAAAAATTTGGACAGTTCGGCTTCTAGCGACGATGATCTAACTGGAGTTGTTGCTGAATACAAAGATATAGTAGAAGTCGAAGAAATTGGAACAGTCGCAATTGAAACACAAGATGTAAAAGATAAGGACGATGTTGTTTTGGGAAAAATTGCAATTCCAGAGCATACCCCAACAAGAAGAAAATCAGTTACTGCTGATGTAAAGATAGAAATTGTTGATACAATACCAGATACATCTACAGACGATATTGCATATAATTTAGGAGATGCTTCTTGCTCAATTACTAGTATAAAAACTACGGATAATGTTCAGGGAGGAAACACTGTTACCGCAACCAGTGGAATTTTTACTCGTTCTGAAACTGGATTTAGCAGAAATTTTGACAATTCTGTATCAATACAAACATATGATGGTTGTTTTTTTACTGGCACTAGTCCAACAAGTGAAGAAGTAGACTATCAAAGTTCGTCAACACCCTTTTTAGATTCAGATGGAGATGGTATAGAATTTAGAAGTGGTTTTGCCTTTGAGAAAACTGAACTAATTGCAAGTGGGGCAAATGCCGAGCCAGCTTCGTATAAGGAGTTTGGAATAATAAAGAGAGCAATTCGTCATGTATTAACTGCTGTAGATGGCACAAAGTATTATGAAGTAATAACTTACAGCATTCCTGAACCAACTCCTTAATTTTATGTCCAGTGAATTTCAAAAATTTGATGCTACTTTTGATAGAATAACAAGACCCAGAAATAAACATGTCTTGAATCAGGTTATTTATTCTCCTACTCCCAATTTTTATGGGAGCAACGCTTCTGGTGGAATTGCAAGGGATTCTTCAGATGGAGATTCAGACCCCAATGGAGACACTGGAACTGCGGATGATGAATTTGCAATTAAAATAAATGGAACAGCCCCAACGCAGGGTTCTGATGGAATTGTTATACCTGCGAGTAGTTTTACTATCTCTGTAAACAGCGGAAGCTTTACTTTAGATGCTCCTATAGTTCGCCCCAGCAGTAATCCGTTGAGTCAATCAATTAGCATGAATCAAAACGAGACTGGAGATTTCCCAGTTAGCGATGGATTTAAAGAATTTATAGTATACGGAAAAGTTACTTTTGGGAGAGATTCTAGCACTAGACAGTATTCAAATATAGTTAATGCGAGTAGTCGTATATTCGCAATAGAATCAGATAATATGGACGACAAGATAGGTTTTTCTGACCTTAAGGAAGATAATCCAATATTCTGCTTCCACATAGGAACTGTTAGAGCTACTAGTTTCAGTAACATCAGAAGGGTGTATGTTACTCAAGTTCACACTGGACCATATCTTAGATCAAAAGAAGTATCGCCAGCATACGAAGACTGGGACGCTGCAACTGAAACTGTAACACTGGGAAACAAAACTGGGGGTGGTGCTTTTTCAGTAAAAAAATTTGAGATGGCAGACGATACTGGGGTTAGGGTGGAGCTTGAACTTGCAGACTTACCAGCTGACGCAAAAGATGACGACTGCATGAAGATACGAGAGGTAAAGGTATGCCATAATGGAGTTGCTTCTACTGCCTATATACTCATGAGCAAACCAGTTGCAGACTAATGAGCGATGAAATTATATTACTAAAACCCATATTGGTAGAAACTGGCACTGATCCCAAGTGCGTTAATGATGACGAGCCTTACAAAAATTTTACCGATCCGATATTTAGTGGAGAAGCCACTACTACTCCAAAAGTAGCCGCTACTGCAGGTGATCCTTCTTTTACTGGAGACAATATATTTAACATATATCAAGCACTGGGAACTACTGGAGGACCACCAGCTAACGAATTTAAAGACAACCCAAGACTAGATGGAGGAATAAAATTTGGAGTAACTCCTTGTGCAGAAAAAATAGATATCCAAGTATATGGCAGGGCAGACACCTATGGGGCAGGTTTTGACACATTAAATATTACTATAGATGGAAATTTAATAAAAAACTTTCAAAGTGATGGCTCTACCCCTAGACCCCCTGCTACAGCCCCATTTTCTAACACAAAAACTTTTAACGAGACAGTTACCCACAATTTTACAGAACCCAAGGTTTGTGGTCATATTGTAGATATTTCAGGAAGTTCTGGGGATATCTATAACAACAATGTGGGCTACGATGTGAAGGTTACTGTGACCCTCAGAACCACACCAATTACTTAAACCCCCTATGATACAATAAAACGATGGCAGAAGGATTTACATACGGAGATCAATATAAAACAAACAAGCAATTGACCAAGTCTCAAGAGGAATTGGCTCAGGCAGCTAAGGATGCTCAACAGTCTCAGCAATCTCCACAGTCTCAGGAAGTTACACAGTCTCCAGAAACTTCTAATTCGATTTTTGAGCCAGAAAAAAAATTAGCAAAAAATTTAGCGACAGAAGGCTTAATTACAGGGGGATCGGTTGGCTTGGGAAAGCTCCTCCAACAGTTTCCAAAATTTGCAATGCTTGGTAGAGGTTTGGCTAACCCAACAGGTTTAGCTGTAACAACTACTGGTCTTTCTTCATATTTATTTGGAAAATATCTCAATGATCGTTTTGGTATTAGCAAAAAAGCAGCGAATTTTTTTGCACCTGACAATATAGATTATATGGAAAAGCAGAAGAAGGATCAAGCTCTGATAGATCAGGGTTTTAATCCAAACGAGCCAATCTATGAAGATGTATTGAAGACCAGAAGCATGTCAGGTAGTCCTTATGGTGGTCCAATGGAAATAAAAGTTCCAGAAAAAACAATTGTAGGATACAAGACTCTGGACGAAACGCTTACTCCCCCAAAAGAAATGCTGGCTAATCCAGAAGCCACCGCCAACCCAGAAATATTTGAATCAAGTTTTGAAAGAGATGGTAAACTTTTTGGAGTTAAGGCTGGTGATCGCTATAAGGATGCTGTCGAAATGACTGATGAGCAAATTGCTCAGATGAACAAGGACATGCAGGTGGCAAATGCCCCTATGATTTCTGGAACTCCAGCTGAAGGTCTAAGACAGTTTATAGACCAACAAGGAAATGTCATGTATGGCAATGATGCTGCTATCAATACTGGCTACACTGTAGATGGAGCTGGGACTACTAGAGACTTCCAGCCCATAAAACAACAAGTTCCTTTTGCAAAGCCCATGAGCCAAGAGGAATACATAAGGCGATATTCTGAACTACAAAATGCCGCTAGGGAATCAGTCTTTAAAGATTTTGATGGTGCTGACGAAAGAGCTAGAAAGGCTTTGCAGGAAGAGTTCTTTAGCAGACAAGCTCCAGAAGCTCCAGAAGCTCCATCTGCCCCAAGGCTTTCTCCTCAAGAGAACTTTGAGAGAGCTAGGGATAGCGAAGAAGGCATCTCTCCGCAACAAATTGCACAAGCCAAAGATTTCGCGGCTTCCATGGGACGCACTTTTGATCCCGAAACTGGATACTCTAAGGAGTTCAGTCAGGATATATACGATAATTATCAAATGAATAATGCTCCAGCTGCTCCAGCTGGCTTCAATCCTAATATGGATAGAGGGGGTTTTCCAAAAGTTAATGACAGGTCTGGAAATATAGTAACTCAAGCCGAGACAACAGAGTTCCAAGACAGAAATCAAGATGGCATAGAAGATAGATCACAACCTGAAGTTGATTTCAATACCCCTACTTTCACAAACTACGAGGGCAAAACAGTTCCAGCTAATGATCGAAACAAGGCAGAAAGAAAGATGTATAATGGTCTTGTAAGAAAGTATCAGGAAGAGGGAATGAATAGGTCGGAAGCGAAAGCTGCGGCTACCTCAGAAATGGGTGAACTCAAAAGAGAAAGAAATAGGCAAGCTATTGCAGATAGAGCTGCGGAAATTGGATTGAGGAAAAGTGAAATTGATTTAATTGAAGCAGAAAGAGATTTGCTCAAGCCAGAAGAAGTTGAAGAGCCATCTGCAAAAGAATTAAGACAGTTTGTTGAAAATGTTGAGCAGATAATGCCCATTCAATATGATCCAATGACTGGAACATTTTCTAAGGTAGAAGATGTTTCTATTTTTGCAGATAAGTTACATCCACTTCATCCAGATTCCGATCTATATCAAAGACTTGAAGAACTTCCTAATGCAGATTATTTCTTGCAAGCTCCTCCCACTGTTCGCAGAGAAATGAATAATCAACCAGAAGGTGGAATTATTCGAGCCGATGATGGAAGAGTTTTCCAAAAGAAAAATGGTCAAATAGAACACATCGACTGGATGAGCAAAGAAAAATTTGCAGAAATAATGGCTGCAAGAACTAGATAAATATGGCTGATATTCTCACTAGAGAAGAGTATGAGTCCTTCAGGGGCAACGCTCAAACACAACCATTTACTATATTATCCAACGATGAATATAGTTCATTTGTGCAAGATACATTGCCCCCAGCTCAGAGGGGTATAGCCTTTACGGACTATCTAAGAACTGTCCCAGCTACAGCTGTAGATATTACGCTGGGTGCTGGAGAGGGCTTTGCTTCGGCTATAGGAGAGTTCACTGGGAACTACAATCTAGCTAGAAAGATTGGGGACTACAGGGAAGATATAAACGATGTCATTATGGGCGACGCTCCAGACGAGATTCAATCGGATTTTGCATATAAGATCGCCTCTGGCTTCGGAAGCACTGTTCCATATTTAGCCGCAGCATTAGTTTCAAGAAGGGGTGGGCTGGCTACAAAAGCAGCAGCAAATGCTTTCTTTCTATCTTCAGCTGGACAACAGGTTCGCGACGATTACTTAGCAACGCAGGGCGTAACTTCTGAAACTGCTTCGGACGAACAAATGGCTGAATCCAACAGGGCTGGTGCTATTGGTGCGATACCCATTGCTTTAGCTGAACGCTTGGGAGCTGGATTAATACTTCGACCATTTATGCGAGGTCCTATCCCAGCTGGGCAGGTTATGAACCGCATCAAACAATATGCTATGGCAGGGGTAGGTGAAGGTTTAACAGAAGCCACCCAGTCAGGCATAATTAACGCTATTGCTGCGGAAGCAAGGAAGTATGACCCCAACCGCCCATTTACAGCTGGAATGGCTGAATCTGCCCTTATAGGCTTTCTTGTGGGCGGAGGAGTAAACATGGGTGTAGATACTGTTCAACGAAAGTTTACTCAAGCAGATCGACTAGCAGCTGGCATTCAGGACGGAAGCATAAATCCCAAGGATGTGATTGATCCAGACATTGGAAGCAAGTTAACCGAGGTTGCAATTGAAAATAATGCCATCCCAGAAGCGGACACTGCCCAACAGCAAAGGATTACCGATCCCAACAAATGGAACAATTTTGTTTCCAAATCTCTTACTCCTCTCAGTCGAAGACTGGGTCGTGCAGGAAAGGATATAGTAAGGGCGTTCAGAAAATATGAGCTAGATGTAGGCGTAAAAACAAAGGACCTTAGAAAAAGAATATTAGATTTTCAGACTTCAATGCAAAAATTGAAGAAAACTAGTCCCAAGGATTACGAGACACTTTCTTTGGCTTTGGCTAATGCTAACGAACTTTCCGAATCTCTTCCACAAAGCACACAAAAGGCTCTTGAGAAAAAAGCTCAGATACAGCCAGAGATCAACTTTTCGTCCAGCGAAAAGCTACTGCTTGATACGAATCCAGATGCCCAGCTGATAACATCTCAGATTGAATCCGCAAGAGAAGCCCTCAAGCAAAGGGGGTTAAATACCAGAATAGAGATAGTTGAGGAGGGCAACTCTCAATACGATCCAAACGCAAATGTAATAACAATATCAGCTACACAAGCGGACGCTTCTACAGTGGGTCACGAATACTTTCATGCCATTATTGGTAGGGCAGTCAAAACAGACCAAGAACTGCAAGTCCTAACAAGGGATATGTTCGATAGCGTCATTCGTGGTTCTGTTGACGGATCGTCTATAAACGAACAGCTGAAGGATTTTGTATCCCAGTATGATACAAACATTCAAAACGAAGAGTTCCTTGCACAAACAGTGGGTGAACTTTCTAGGCAATACACCACCTTGGACTTGAATACCAGAACAAGAATAAAGCTCTGGATTAATCAAGCCATGAGGCTTCTTGGTATAGATGGTATCTTCAAACAAGCAGAGACAGATGCCGAAGTCATTGAACAGCTGAATGCATTTGCTAGGTTTGCTGGAACACCAGAGGCACTTACTGGTGCAGATGGGGCATTAATTCAAAGTGGAGTCGAGGGGGACAATACAATACTAGAACCCATAAGGGCGAGCAAATTTACGCTCAAAGATTTGACGCTAGCTCCTAGGGTTGAGTTTAGTTCAACTCCAGAAAATTTATCCAACATTACTGATCAGGATTCCGTTGATATTATTTCAGTAATAAATGATGCTGTAGCAAAAAACAAAAATGTTATTTTCTGGCAAGCAGATCAGCTGGGAATAGGAGACTACACAAGTCCAGTCTCAAATAAAGTATATGACTTGGATGCTGGTCTTGGATTTGCTAAAAGCACAGCAAAGGGAAGAGAAAAATATGTTTGGGCTACTAGTGACGAGGACATTGCCAGAAAAGTATCTAAAGCTGATTTGATTTTTATGATTTCTGGAGAACCCCAGAGTATGCATTTCTTCAACAAAGAGTTTTCTGCAATCGTTTACGACAACATAATAGCATCCCAAGGTTCTCTAGAGCAGTTTATAGATAACCTTTTGCAAAGCAAAAATACTGCGGACAATACTTTGGGAAGAAATATCGAAGCTCTCACAAAGGACTTGGACTCAAAGGATCAAAGAGAATCATACATAAATTCCCTAGCCAGAAAAGAAGTATCTAAATTCATAAAGAAAAGACAAGATGCAGTAAATCAACAAGGAGCAACTAGCGAAAAACTTTGGAATGATATAAAGAACATTCTACCTTCTGAAAATGAATTCAGAGATGGTCACTTGGTCAAAAACAATTTTGGCATTCGTGACATATATGCCGTATTTGAACCCAATGGAAAATTTGGGACAGATTCCAATATGCACAGCACATATAATGTGGGAGTTGAAGGAAAGTTTTTGGGGACTCCAGACAGAAGGATTAACATTTCTGAAATCCTTTCTGAAAAATACATGGATGCTTTTAGAAAAGAAGCAAGAAATAAAAATAAAAGCGAGAAGGTTCTTGGGGCAAAGCTAGCTGGAAGTCAGCAAACTTATCGACCATATCGTGGAACAGACCTAAAACAAACAACCCAAAAGCAAATCAACGATGCTATAGCCAGAGAGAAAGCACTACTGAAGAAGCCAGCTACGGCAGAGCAGATGCAAGCTGGGGTTGATGTGTTGCGACAAGACAAACAGCAGAAACCAAGAACAACAAAATATATATTTGTCGATCCCTTTACTGGGACTGCACAGACTCCTCCGCTAACCCTATCCGAGATAGAGCAAAGAATGAGCGACCCAGAATACGAAGGTCCTCTGCTTGACTATAGAAACATGAAGGAGTTTACAGCTGAGACAGCTGAAGAGCTTGGTGCTGAACAAGATGTCGAAGAGGCAACTGATGCAAAAGAAGTTACTCCTCAAGAATTACAAGAAACTATTCTTAGAAAGCCCAAGAAACAAAAAGTTCGCGGAAACAAGGCATTTCAAAAGTGGTTTGGAAATGGCGTGCTTAAGTTTGAAAATGGTGATCCAATGGTTCTTTATCATGGAAGCAAGCAGGATGACATAACTTCCTTTAAGTCAGCTAGATCAGAGGGATTAATATTTTTTAGCACAAACCCAGAGTTTGCAGAAAACTGGGTCAGGGGAACTGGTGGAATACGAGACAGAAAAAGCCCAGCTGGAATCAAGGAACGAGAAGAAAGGGCAAGAAGAAATCGCGAAGAGGATAAGGCGTGGGAGCGTTCCGTAGACTGGGATCGTGTTCAAAGAGAAGAAGACACCACAGCTGGAGGCATAAGTCCATACTACGAAGAAATGTATGCAAAGCATCCCAGAAAATCTAGGATGAGCGAAGATGTTATTGATACAGCTATATACCCAGTGTATTTAAATTCTAAAAAAATATTTGATCCCAGAGTTGATTTCAAAATAGCCGAGGACTTTGTTCTGAGGGAAGCTAAAAAAACTGGCAAAAAAAGAGAAGTAGACGCAGTAAACCAACTAATACAACAAGGTAGATACAGGGTTGGCAACTGGACTGTTTATGAAAACAAGCCCATGGTGGACTTCTTGAAGACCAAGGGGTATGACACAATGCTTCTTTCCGAAGAGGCATCTGCAAAGGGTTCCGACGCAGAACACGAAACGCTAGCTGTATTTTCTCCTAGCATGATAAAGTCAGCTATAGGGAATAGGGGAACTTTTAGTGAAAAATCTACAGATATCCGAGAGCAAAAGAAAAGACCTAGAAAGAAGAGAGAACCCAGAGAATACACTGCTAGCGATATAGAAAGAGCAAGGGGTTTGTCTAACGAGGGACTCCAGATTCTAGAAAAATACAATATGGTTCGCAGCTACCAAGAGGTTCGCAATGTTTTAGAACAGCTGAAAGACGAATATCAGGCACTGGGGCTTGATATGAACTACATAGAAAATTACTTCCCAAGACTAATGAAGGACTTAGAGGGCTTCAAGAAGTCCATTGGTCAAACAGTGGGCATTGATGAAGAGATCAGACGGCACGAAGCCACAACTGGTCAAAGGCTTACTCCAGTAGAACGCCAAAAAATGTATGAGAAGTTAGCTCGTTCTAAAATGTATAGGGGTGGCATCAGCCAGCCGAAGAACCTAAAGGAAAGACGCAAGGACTTTGTCAGAACAAGTGAACTCAAGTATTATGCAGAACCCCAAGTGGCACTTGATGAATATATAGAACGCATGGTAAACACCATAGAAACCAAAAGGCTCATAGGGGATGCCCAGTCTGGCAGGACTGTGGGAAGAACACAGGTAGCTGGAACGCTTGGACAAACAATGGATCAGCTGGCAAGTCAAGGTAGACTACGGCAGGATCAAATAGATGTCATTCAGGGAGCTGTTCAAGCTAGATTTGGTCAGCATGGTCGTCAGTATGGATTTGTGAAGGGTATGAAAAACGCTGGATACCTAGCAACGATGGGCAACACTGGCTCTACCTTAACCCAGCTGGGAGACTTTTACTTCACAATGGTTCAGAACGGATTGCTTCCTACAATTCGTGCGGCTTTTGGTTCAAAGGTAATCACCACAGAGGATTTGGGAATAGCCAAGGACTTGGTTACCATAGAAACCAAGGACGGAGTGGGATTTTTTGGAAAGTCTGTAGATAAAGTATTCAAGATAACTGGTCTCACGGCAATGGATAGGCTCGCCAAAAATACAAACATAAATGCGGCTTACCGAGTTCTCCAAAAGGGAGCTAAATCAAATCAAAACAGCAAAGCATATCAAAAAACTCTTACTAGATTAAAAAGAACGCAGGGCAACGATGCTTTCAAAACAATTGCAGACCTCCAGAATGGAGTAAAAAGCGATTTTGTCATTGAGGCACTGTATAATGAGCTAGCCGATGTAGCTCCCATATCTCTTACAGAGATGCCAGAGACCTATGCCTCTAATCCAAATCTACGAATAGTTTACAGCTTAAAATCCTATACCATAAAACAGTTTAACTTTGTCCGCGAAAGAGCTTTTGCAAAAATATATCAGGGTGCAAAGACAGGGAATGTTAAAATGTTTTCAGAGGGAAGTGTGGATTTAATGCGAATCTTGGCTTTTGGTGCATTAGCTAATGGATCAGCCGATGTGCTAAAGGCGATCTTGTTTAACAGAGAGATAGATGACGAGGACTTCTGGTGGAATCACTTCCTAAGAATATTTGGCATCACAAAGTATACAACTATTACAGCTAGAGATAAGGGTATCGGAGAGGCTGTGATAAAAACAATTCTCCCCCCTCAAGCCAGCATCATAGATGATATCGGAACTGACTTGTTGAGAGGAAAGCTGGGTCAAGTGGACGGCATCAAGCTAATCGAAGCCAGAAGCCTAAAGTATTTCCCAATCATCGGTAAACTTCTTTACTGGCGTGAAGGTAAGGGCGTAGATGTCGAAGAGAAACTATCTAGGTTCAGATCGGATTCTGGTCTCAGAAAAAGCACTGGTCTCAGAGAGAGATAGAATCCTCATACTTGCAATCCCTAACGAAAAAACTGGGTATCTCATCCAAGTCAGAATACTTTATCATCGAAATAACATCCTCTGCGTTATCTCTGGTATACATTTTATATAAAGCATCCCTAGCAGTATTTACATAGGTTTCTGTGTCGCATTTCTCTATAGCTAGATTTTTTAAGTCCTCTCTTTTTACAAACAAAAACCCATCTTCTTTCTCAAGAGCAACCCATTTTTGCTTACCATATAGCCACCCATTCATCCCTTGGACATTTCTGAACTCAACCCAAAGGTATTTAGTTTGTTGATGTCCAGACCTAGCGACCCTTTTCATAGCCTTAACATCTACAGTGCCGACGATTGTGTGGTAGTCTATGTGATGGCGTTTGTCTTCCCAGCTGGCTGACTTTTTTATATTGGGATCGATTAGGGACATGACATCCTTGAATCGATTGGCTTCGATGTCTTTCCCCATCTTCCAAGTTTTTGTCTTTGACCAATCTTTCCCCATAAAAAAATGCCTCACCCCCCCTATAGAGGATGAGGACTTTTATAGTCGGACTTAATAAAGGAGGAATAACAAATAGAACCCCCACTCCAACGATTACTCAGCTGGATTACCGACAAGCTAACCATTTCTAGACCTATTTCTTTTTTTCGTTTGAATACGAAGATTTCTCCTAGAGGTATTCAGAGGATTGCGGTCTTTGTGATCTACATCCTTGCCCCTCAGTCTTGACTTACCGACAGCCTTTACCATCTTCCGTCTGGACTTCTTGCGAGCATCATTTCTTTTCCGTTGCTCTGGTTTACTCTGGTAGTTATCGTATTCTTTTCTGTAGTTTCTAGCCATGGGCGTTAATTATAACACAAAAATTTTAGAGGTCATTCTCTCTCGGTCTGATCCACTAGGATTCTTTCTTGCAACCTAGATATCTTCTTCTTCAAGGATTCGACATCTTGGTTTAGCTGTTCATTCTGCTGGGATAGTGCGTCACAAGCTCTAGTCATGGCATTTAGACCACGAACCAATACATCCTCGGTATCTGGTTTAAAGATTTGTGTTTTTTTATCTTGTTTTTTACTCATTATTGAAATCTCCCTATGGAGTTGATGAATTTGAATGTTCCTTTTAGGTCTCTTTCACCTTCACGATTCTTTGCTACATTGTAATCCATTGCAAGGTAAGGCACACCATGGGGATCAATATCTCGGCAGTGGTCTACATCTCCCCCTCTGGGATACATAAGAATGACTATATCTGCATCGTTCTCAATATCCCCAGAATCCTTTAGGTCATAGAGAACTAATCCAGAATCACGCATTGCACCTGTCCGATTGATCTGAGCCAAGAGAATGACCACTACATCTAGCTCCATAGCCATCTGTTTGATGCCATGGGATGCTTGAGATATGCCCTCGTGCTTGCTCAGTTTGTGGTTGAATGGTATCAGCTGTAGATAGTCTACCACTATGATCTCCACATTGTGCCTACGCTTCAATCGCCTAGCCTTTGACCTCAAGTCGTCGATATTTCTGACAGTGTGTTCTGTATATATTGGGGCTTCGGCAATCTTTGTGATGGCTTCGTCCACTTGCTTCTGCTCTTTATCGGTGGCAACCCCATCGGCTACCTTTCCCAAGTTAACAGCGGAAGATGTCTGGGTCATTCTTTTGGTCAGCTGGTTTGCTGGCATCTCAAAAGAAAAAATAGCAGAAGGAATTTTTGCGTGAAGCGACGCTCGTAGCACAAAATTTAAAGCCAGCTGGGATTTGCCGCAACTGGTTGGGGCAGCCACGACGCAAACTTCGCCCCTGCCAATGCCACCCTCATCAAGTTTTTGATCCAGATGTGTAATTCCAGTTGGTATCTTTCTGGAAACATATGTGCCATCGCACATGCTTTTCAGCTGGGATCGAAGGCTTTCCGCAGAGGAAGCAAGAGTTTCTTTGCTGTCATCGACGGACTCCATAATCTTTCTCACCTCGGACTCCGTCTTGATGGCGACATCCGATGGAGCTTGATTCTCCTTTAGGGACTCCAGCTGAAGTCTGTAATGCCTAGCTAAGTTTCTGGACTGGCTGTGCTTGCGGACGATGTTTGCTGAAGCTAAACCAGATAGCGGAGTCTGCGGACTATCCATCAAAGAAAATAAGTATGGCATACCTCCTACGGATTCCAGCTGGTTGTTCACCCTGAGTTCCTCACTCAATGTAACCTCATCTATGGGTTCTTTTTTGTTTACCAAGGACTTAACGGATTTCCAAAGCTGTCGATTATTGGGACAGTAAAAATCTTCTTCGGTAATTATTCTGGAAATATCATCATACACACTGCCATCTGGTTCGGCAATGATGCTGGCGATAACGCTCTTTTCCGCCTCTAGACTTTTGAAGGTCTGGGGGTCTGTTGTGGTATTATCTAAATCCATTAACACGATTTCCCTTCCCTCCTCTTTTTAGCAACAGCCTTTGCTCTAATGTTATTCACAGTGGTGGGTGGGATATCGTAATACTGACCAATGATCCAAGAAGGAATCTTTGGGTCTTCAAGTGTAATGACCTTACGCATCTCTGGAGTGATCTCTGTATATCTTTGCTTTGCCTCCTGCTCCATATACTCCTCAAAGCTAAGACCTCTAATTAGATTATTTTTCTTAGCCCACTCAATATCCTTGCGAACTAGGTCTGGGAATTCTCTTTGTATTTTTTTATCCTCGTCAGTGGAGAATTCATTCCTACGAGCTTGCCTGTATCTATCTATGTAATCCATTTTATAAATCGTTTAGAGTTTCTGGTAGCTCTCCTTTGTCAATCATTTCTTTTGTTCTCTGCCAACAAGCTATGTTCCAGAGAACTGCACCAAAATGATCCTCGTCAGTTTCGCCATCACGCAATGCCCAAAGGTGTCGGTGGCTGGCATCACAATATCTAGATAGGGGTATGCCCTTCATCCAGTTATCTCTACCATACTTGGTAGCACCATCCTCAAAGCGTTTTGCTATTGATCTCAACGCACAAGTGGGAATCAAAGAAGGCAAACCCTTGCCATCCATTGCATCCCTCACTGCTCCAGTTTCAAAGTTCGTCATGCTTCCACTGGACGGAAGCACACTGCTTTTATTGTTTTCCATTTTTATATTTTTACGCATTCTATGCCTATTTGAATTAGTATACATTTTCAAAAAAAAGGGGGATAGGAGACCAATAACTCCTACCCCCCAATGATTACCTTGTTATTCTAACACCATGATAGAAAAATCAGAAAGGTGCTTCTTCAGCCACTGCTTCTTTGGCTACCTTTTCTTTTACAGAGAGAGAGTAAAAGGGAACACCCTTCCTTGACTCCTTCTTCCATGCATTTATGAAGAATTCTTTACCCTCCACATTGATAGTTCCACCCAAGTCTGGATGGGTATCCTTTTCCTTGCGACTGTTTTTAAACATCGCACCTCTATTGGTATTGTCATACTCTTGAGTTACATCACTCATTTTTTACCTCCCTTATATTAGGTCGTTATTATTTGTAGCCACCTTCTTGGTAGCTGGAGAATCTTTGCCGTGTTTGTTTGTGAAGTCGGCATCCTTCGTATCGTCGATGGCTAGTAAACCATTCAGTGCATACTTGCGAGCGTAGGAGCTAGCCGAACCAGTAATCTGAGCTTCGTCCATGCCCTTCTTAACTAGTGTTTCGCGAGCAAATGCAGTGGCACTGGCGAATGGAGTGTTTTCAATAGCCAGCATAGCAGTAGCCTTTACATAAACACGATCAGCCACTTCGACTATATCATCATTGATAACTAATGCACAATTATGTTTTTTCAACAGAGGCTTCACTGCCTCTAAAATATCTTCAGCACTACGATAATTGTAATTGCCAAAGTTATTGCGTTGTCCCTTCGGAGCTTTGAGTTCCGATTGGATCAGTTGTAGTATGTTCTTTTTATTTTCCATGATTAGTAATTAACTTTCTATATAATTTTGCTCGACCCTTTGAGTTAATGCAAGAATTAATTTCACTTTTTTTTGCTCCCATCTTTTTTAATGCAAACTCTTGGTCTTCAACAACTAACCTTTTGAACCTAGATGTAAGCTGACGCAATCCAACTGGATGTAGGTAATTTGTATCACCCTTTTCTATGTAGTCAGCCATGTTTCTGAGTATTCTTGGAAGCCCAGCTGTAGAAGCGGTTCCAAATCTTTTGAAGCTGTTTTCTACACGCCCCAAAAATGTATTGCCCTCCATGGAAAGCACGCCCCTAACCATTCCAGTGTCGTGGTTGTGATCCACGCATGGGCTAGAGCATCCAGTCTCCATTATCGGACACTTCTTTGGTAGATTCTTTTTTCGGTAGTGGGCTAATTCGGAATACTTCAGATACTTCATGACATTCAATCTTATTTAGAATGATTCTAAGTCCACGCTTGGTGGAAATAATTTTATCCTTTTTTCTTTGAGTTTTACCAAAGGCATACTTGAAAGCTGTTTTTTCGTCCTTAGCAATTTTTGTCGTAGAATATTCCCAGCCATCGTTGTCCGCATGTGTGTAAAAAAACTTGTATGCATTCATTAGGGGTTCATAAAATCCATCCAGTAGATTTCTGCCATGAGCTTGAATCTTTCGATGCCCTTCTGCATTTGCTTCCAAGTCCACTCTTTGTGGTAATGCTTCTTGGTTTCGATGTCTATACAAACGCTGGTGATCCAAGGCAGATAATCCAAGTCCCACATGCGAGCTAGCATCCAGCTTTCTATCGCCAGCTGGGTGCAGTCCTTTTTCTCATAGAACTTGCCCCCACGACCCTTGCAGTCCCTGCATTTGTAGTCCGCCATATAATATTTTCCGTCTGGCATCTTGCCAATGAAGTCCACACTCCCAGCTACCTTCAGCTCATCATCCCACGCAATAAGCTCAGAAGCAACTGGCTCAATGTTGTTGTCCGAAATGTGTTTCAGAAATGGTTCAGCCCAGCTGTCCCACTCGGAGTCCCACTGTGCAGGTTTTTCTGTAGCTATGATAGCATTCGTATGATATTCCAGACGAGCATGGACAGATGTGCCAAACTCCGAGGAAGTGATTTCTTCCCCATCTATCGGAGAAGTCCGCATCCCAAACTTGCGTCTAAAGATTTCGTCCATGTCCCAGTCTTTGTTTTCGCGAGCCAGCTGGACAAATTTATTGGGTGACCAGATTCCATCAAGAAATGGGTCTTTGATTATTCCCATGACAGTAGTCACTGATGGATACGCATTTATTTTTTTTGCTTGGGTGGGCGTTCTGGCTTCAGTCAAGAATGGCTCAGAAGAATCGCAATCGTAGAAGTGGCTCACTTTTCACCTCCTATTCTATCTGCATAGATGTCGGACATTAGGTCTTTCAGCCTACGCTTCTCGTCCTGTAGCTCTTTTCTTTGCTGTTCCATTCTCTCTATCTTGTGGGATAGCACTCTGGATTCGGTGCGAACCATTTCGATCCTAGTTTGTATACGCTCTATCTGAGCTTCGATTTTATTATTCATAATTAGTAGGGTGTTATTTTTATTATTTCTTTGTTATATGGTATTGGTTTCGCATTTTTGCGATTGCTTATCGCAGAATTGCGAATGGCTTTTTGCCAATACTCACTTGACTTGGCTTCCTTGGCTGTGGATTCCGAAAGAGAATACCAGCGAGTCCTATCGTATGCTTTTCTATTGAACGAGTCAGAGACCAAAGCACCCTTTTTCTCAAGGCTCTTGAGTGATCTCCATACTTGATCGTAAGAAAAGATTCCGAAAGTCTCTCTCCAGCCTTCTCTTGAGTTAAATGTCCAGTAACGACCTTTGCGAAGGTTTCTTTTTTCTTTTTCATTGAGAAGAACATAGAATATAATCTTGTTTAAAATGATCGCTTCCTTGAGTCCGTATTTTTCTACATGTTTGGGGTCAAATGTCAGCATCTTTCTTCATCTTCTCCATGTCCATTAAAAACCAAAGACCCTCTATGATGCTTTTGCCATCCAGCCAAGGATATTTAGCTAGGTCTTGCTCTGCGGAAAACTTGCCGACCTTTCTGGTGTAATGAATCTCCCCATCACCTTCGATGGGGAGTCCCATTGTATGCCAAGCTATCTGGTTATCTATGATGAAGTCCACGACCTCTTCAGCGGAGTATGTTTTCTCTCTTAGCATTTCTTGATAGCTTCCCATTATGATCCAACCACTTCCTCAATGGCGTTATCGATTGCATACCAGTTAATGCCAAACTCAGCATCGTGATTGTCTTCTAAGACTCTCAGCACTTCTCTGGCTTGCTCTTTTGTTAAGTCCTCATCGGATCGATCCATGACATCCTCAATAGTCCACACTACATCGCAGGAATCTGGGTCTTGCTCTCGAAAGAATACTGGAGTATTCTCGACCACTTGCATAGCGGATGCTATCTCTCGCTGAAGTATATCGCAGTCCTTGGCTTGGTGGTCAAGTTCTTGAAGGATCGCGTAGGCGTTATGTTTTGTTATTTGCATTTTTATTTTAAGCTATCTGCCATCTCCCCAATCGCTTTGTTTATCGCATCATCCATATAACTCCAAGCGTAGTTATCACTGTGTATCAAGTCTGCAACCATATCCCACTGAGCTTGATTTACTCTGACTGGTTTTCCTAGAAGTTTTTCTAGGTCTTGGTTCAACTCTTTGCGAGTGTATGCTATTACTGAGTTCCGCAGTAAGGCGGTCTCGTTTTTAGTTTTAGGTTTATTTTTTGTTATCATTTTTATATTTGGTTATTGGTTTGGTGGAGATGGGAGGAATCGAACCTCCGTCTCTGACCGAAATCAGATCGATACCATGCATCCCCAATCGCATAGGTTTGCAAAACTGCGAATGGGTGTCAAGGGTTTTCCAAAAAAACTTAGGGTCAGAGTGTGTCCATAGTAGCGAGGGGCTAGGGTCAGAGTGTGTCCATAGTGGGGGGATCTGAAATTTTTTGCGTGCGGACACAAAAAAAGCCCACACCCCGAAGAGTGTGAGCTTGAATCCCAGCTGGAATATCAGCTGGAAAGTTGGGCTACCAGTCTAACATGTTTTGCTCCCTTCGGAGACATTCACGCTCGTAGGATTCCATATCGTCATCTGGCAGATGGTCGAAGGAATTGTGTGCGTCCCTGTAGCCTACATCGGCTGATGGGTAATGCTTCTCAGCTTCCTCCAGCTTCTCATATGTATTGATGAAACGCTTACGAGTCTGACCAGCTAGCACTGATGACCTTGGGTATACATCAAACTCGTATACGCTCCAGCCACCATACTTGCATTTTTCTATTGTTATCTCTGGCATGATTTAACCCTCCTCTCTGATTAGTTTACCATTGGCATAGAGATGTTTCCATCCATCAATGGGAGTTACATTGCAATTACCATGGCATGTAGTGACACCATCGATACCATTCCATGCATCCACCATGGAGTCTGATTCAGTAACTGTCTCAGAGTATCCGCTGATATCGATGCCATGTTTCTCTAGAAGTTCCCACTCGTAGTGGGGAGCAAGGTAATGCTCAGTTGATATGCATTTATATTTCATTGGTTTTCTTTCTATTTATAGAAGATGTGCCGACCAATCTTGGCGGTAACCTTCATGTGTTTATTCCAGCTGGGATCGATGTAATCCGCATGGAAGTGATCTGCACCACTGGTGTAGTTGGTTTGTGGATACAGTGTGATGATAAAAGCCTCACCCCATCTAGGGTGAGACTTGGCTTTGTTCAGCTGTGCGAGCTGATCCTCGACCGACCAGCTGGCAAACTGGTGTGGCTGGAGACAGACTTCAGCTGGAGTCATCTGGCGGATGGCGGAGCGATTGAGTATGACCTCATGCACTGCCTCCATCGCACCCTCAGCATATTCGCCACCAGCTTCCAGTATCAGCGTGGCAACTACAATGTCCGACTGGCTAACCTCGACCTCCCCAGCATACATTACAGCTGGGTCGGTGAGGATGGATGCCAAGATGAATACTAGGATGTAGAATGTGACTTCAATGTAGTGATCCATATTCTTAATCCTTTAGTATTTCCCTCATTAGACGCTGTGCCAGCTCAACTGGCTCAGTGGCGATAGCACTTCTGGCGAAGTGTTCATTCATCTCTCGACGAGAAACCTCAAGATTTTCTTCGTGAGCTTCGATGTATGCACCGATGGTGTTGTATCCTTTCTGGCGATACATTGTGATATCGATGTCGCTGTCAGTCAGATCGGCATCAGTGAATATCACCGAGGTCGTGCTTGACTTGATCAGTCTATCGAAACGCTTCATGCAGTGCATGATACGCTCGCCATGTCCATCTGGTCTCAGTGAGTTAATCCACTCATCTGTATCAGTGGATTTGATACGATACGATGCAGATTTACTGCCACCCCAATTCTGGGTGAGCAGTATGTTCAGATCGATCTTGCCTTGCTTGGCTAGCTTGCGGAACGCCAAGATGAACTCCTTACCACCATGCAGTGTATAGGTGTAATCCATCGATCCACTCATATCTACGATGAGAGTGAGTGATCGCTTGCCTCGTTGTCTGCCTCTGGTCTGGAAGACCTTCTCACTGCCTTGCATGGCTTGGTTGGCATTCAGCTTGTGACCATTGCAGTTGAGACGATTCTTAACGACCTTGGCATTGGTCATGACTCTACCCATTGCTCTCGCAATTCTGGATATCTGGTCATGATTCATTTTCTTATTGGGTCGAGATGACCACCTTCCAGCTGGCTTGTTTTCTGGATGCTGGTCATCGTCTAACTTCTCAGTCTTGTTATCTTTGCGATCACTTTGAATCAGTGTATCTTTATCATTGGGATCAGTGACACCATTGATGCTGGCATCGCCACCAGCTGGAGCTTCTTTGCCGAAGATGTCGATCCACTCCAGTATGACTGGAAGTAGTGACATACTGGATACACATGCACATGCACGACGATAGAAGTCTAACACGACCAATCGCGTTTTCTTCAACTTGCCTTTATACATGACATGCTCAGCACCCATCCACTTCGGCACAGCGGAGCTTGGTGACTTCTTTATTCCAGCTTCATTGAGCTTGCACGCCAGCAGTAGGTTTACAGCTGATGTGTAGCTGTCTTCCACATCTTGGAAGTTGATCCAGCGGAATGCACCATCGCCACCCTTGCGAGTGGCACTGGCGTATTCGATGCGAACATCCTCAAATAGATTCCACAATCTAAATGGGATGTCATGACTCTGACATGCATTGGGCACATCGTCCGAGCGATCAGTAAGCCGACCATGCTCAGTCTCATGTCGAATCACTGCTTCAGTGAATCGCTTCAACTTGGCATCGCTGGCAACTGTGCTGGCGTTTGCTATCTGATCCAGTGATGTTCCGCATTTGATCACATGTCGTTTGCCATCCCAGTGCCAGTTTGCGGTTGGCACTCTGGGATCGATCACTGGCTGGCAATCTTCATTCAAGTCGGCACACATACGAGTGATCACGCCACCCTTCTGTCTGCCAACGATTTTACGGCACGCATTACTGAATGCCTTTTTTGCTATAACAGCTGTATCGAATTTTCTCATACAATATCCTTTCTGTTATTATGGACGATCACTGCATCTATCCTTCAGTTCCTTTCGGAGCTGATTCACACCGACCTCGCTGTCTTTGATGATATCCCCAGAATCCCCATTCCACATGAGCATTCCGTCGAGACCCTCATCAGCTATCCAGCTAGCAACGCTCTCGCATGTAGCATCCTTGCTGTGAGTGCATCCTCGAGACAGATCACGAATACTCAATGGCTTCTTAATCTGACCTTGAGCAAACTTCTCGCGAGACTTGCCCATGACTGTTGCGAATCCGACTGCCAGTGTATCGACATTATCGATACCATGATGGTTGGCAACACCTCTGGATATATTCTCGATATCCTTTTGGTTGTAGCGAACATGCTTGAATAGGAAGCGATCCATGAATGCCTCTGGTGGATCGACCTCAGACAGATTGGTCGCACATACAATGTGCAACTTGTCTGCCTTGCATGTCAGCACTTCCAGCACGCCACCATCATTCTGCTTGGTGGTCAGCTGGTATACCAAGTCTCCATTGGCATCTGGTTGTGGTGCTAGGAATGCAAGCATGGCTTCCATTGTGGTGTTAGACATGCGGAAGACCTCATCTAAGAATAGCAGTGTATCCTTACCATCACTTGCACTGCGGACAGCTTCAGTGAGTTTGCCATCCACTATGATGAAGCCACCCTCTTTCTTTGGCTGGCATCCACCAAGTAGCATCGACCACTCATCCATGTCACCATTGCATCCATGTGTGATGAATGCATCGTAACTGCGACCAAGTATGCCGACACTGTAACTCTTACCATAGGATGGTGGAGCAGAGACGCATAGCTTAGTCGGACATTCCTCTCCAGCTGTGTAGTATGGAGCGATGACATCCAAGATGGGAGTCGTGCCACTAGCGATGGATGTAGCAATCGGCATACGCTTGCTAGCTCCACCCTTCATTGCATTGGCAACACTCTCCAGTGTTTCGACCAGTGGCTCAAGACGATCAACCTTTGTATTGAGATCATCAATACATGGCTTCACATCTTCAGCGATGACCTCATCCATTATCTCTCTGACTTTGGCTGGATCGACTGAGTTGCCACCCAGCAAAACACCAATGGCATTCATCTGATCTGGAGTGAGTGATGTCATACCAGCTGGTGCTGGTGTAGCTGGTGCTGGTGATGGTGCTGGTGATGGTGATGTCCCAGCTGACTTGCGTATCAGCGTAGGCTTTTTATCTGCCTTGCGACCAGCGTTGATGATTCCGAGTGGATCATGCTTTAGGGTTTCCACCCACTTTGCTAGATCATCGTATTCAGCATGATTGATTGCATCTCTCACACTGGGATTCTTTGCACGAGTATCGTGCTTTGTCTTGGGAACTCCAGCTAGCTCCAATTCTTCATTGGTATACTTGCGGAGGAATTCCTTTAGGTAATCATTATCGTTTTTCATTTTTATATGTATTACTTTGTATTGGTTTTGTTAATACGGCTTGTCTCGTCAGTGACATGGTAGCCAACCATGCCAGACACCCAGTGGGTGTTTCGACTTACTTGTCTTTGCGGAGATTCTTAATCAGTAGGATAGCTGGGATGAATCCCAGACCAATGATGCATCCCAGTGCAGTGCCATTAGCCATGCCTAGGTTGCCAGCTACGAATCCACCCAGCCAGTCGCTGGATGCATTACCCAGACCAGCACCCACCACTGCACCCAGACCTTTCTGTAGTGTTTTGGGCAGATAGCGTTCAACCTCGTAGCCAGTCATGGCTCCGATGATCATTACTAGGTTATCGATTACTCCGAATGTTATATATTCAATTGTCATGATATTTATATGTATTGGTTTTATTGATACTGATGGTCTCATCAGTGACAGAGTAACTGCCAGACACCCAGTGGGTGTTTCGACCTTTAACATTGATTCCAGAGTTTCTTGATGCCATCGGCATAAAACTCATCGACCTCATCATCACTCTGATCGTAGGTATGTCCGATAGCAGTGTGGTAGTCAGTGCAGTTTTCCTCCTGTTCATGCCACTCCATGACCTTGACCAGCTGGGCTTGCTCATTGTCCAGTGGCAATCTGAGTATGCGATCTAGGAACTGCTTTGCTTCATCCAGTTTCTTGAAGTAGTAGGTTTCGGATGGTGCATCTACGAATATGCTCTTGCGAGTGATTACTGCCCATGTGTTGTTATCGCTTTTGTTTTTCATATGTATTACTTTCTTTTGTATTGGTTTTATGGATACTGATGGTCTCATCAGCAATGCCGATAGCATTGGACGCTTTCG